CTCCGTTTTTATATATTCTTGCATAAGAATATGTTTCACTTAATTTTAATCCTGTGTGTTTTTCCATGACAGGTTTTACTTGTTGCAATAAAGTTTCCATAGCAAGATCACCATAATGTGAGTATGTGTTAGGAACTTGGTCATCATTCCATATACCCCAATAGTCTGTGAATGGGGATATATATCTTGTATCAAATAAAACTTTAGCTACGTTTCTTTTATTTTTAAAATAATTATATACAAAATTTGCTAGTTCTTTTGATATTGCATTTTTTAAAACACTGTATTTATTTTTTTTGAACGACATCTAAAACTCCTTTTGGTATAGCTTGGCAGTTCCAATGTATAAACCTAAAAGGTTCATAACCCATATCAACAATATATTGATGTGGCATATACGATGGAAAGAATATCATTCTACCTGGTTGAACTTTATAATGAATTTGCGAACTTGCATATGTAACTTTTGATTTATCTTTTTCTGGTAAAAGATTCATAATATTACCTGGTCTTGGATCTTCAAATAATGGCATCGATGTTCTTTCACTAGCTTTTAAAAAATAAAAACCCGATATGTGACCATTCCAATGTGTGTGTAATGTGTGG